AATGGATTGAGAAGCATTTCACGCCGCCCATCAGCGGCATGTGGACGAGCGAGGAAAGCCGTGGAGCATACATCCGCATCAATCCGTGTCTCGATGAGAGCGGTTCCGATCATGGTGTGGCAGCATTCCGCCATGTGCTGGTCGAGATGGATGAAAAGTCAAAGGATGAGCAATGGACGATCCTCAAGGAATCCAAGCTTCCAATGTCGGTCGTCATCGATTCAGGCGGCAAGAGTCTGCACGGATGGGTGCGAGTTGACGCAGCGAACAAGGAGGAATGGGCAGAGCGGAGGGACATCGTTTACCGGCATCTGGAAGCGATGGGCATCGATCCGAAGAACAAGAACGCGAGCAGGTTCTCGCGGCTTGCCGGTGTGATGCGCGATGGCAAAGAGCAGAAGCTGTTGGCCATCAATGTCGGTTCGGTGAATTGGGAGGCGTTCACCGACTACCTTGAGTCGCAGGACATGCCGCAGGAGTTCACGCTGGAGAGCATCATAAGCTACGATCCGCTGAACGACCCTGACAACCTGATCGGTGATAGATGGATTCGTCGCGGTTCATCGCTTCTCTTTGTTGGACAAAGTGGATGCGGCAAAAGCTCGATGGCATTCTTTCAAGGTCTGTGCTGGTCGATGGGAAGGCCGTGGTTTGGGGTTACACCCGTCAGAAAGCTCAAGATAGCCTATCTTCAAGCTGAGAACGACATTGCCGATCAGCATGACAGTCTCAAAGGTGCGGCGATATCCGTGTTTGGCGAGTCATCATGGCAGGGAGGCTTGCGCGATGCCGGAATGCTGTTCTTCCGCGAGACGGTGCGTACCGGTGCGGATTTTGCGACGATGCTGCGTAGGCTCGTTCGCAAGACGAAGGTGGATCTAGTCTACATCGATCCGCTGCTCTCCTACATGGGCGGCAATCCAGCGGACATCGAGACATGCTCCAACTTCACGCGCCACATGCTCCAGCCGATTATGATGGAGACAGGCGTTGTCCTGGTACTCGTCCATCACTTCCCCAAGCCGAAGGGTAAGGACGATCAGCCGCAGAGCGTGGCAGAGATGGCCTACTCAGGATTCGGCTCATCCGATCTGACCAACTGGGCCAGAGAGGTCATCGTGATGAAGGAGATGGGATTCAACAATCCTCGACGCTTCATGCTCGGCATGGCCAAGAGAGCAGACCGCGCTGGAATGATCGACAAAAACCTGAACAAGACAGGCTCCATCTTCATCCAGCGCGGCGTTGGAACTATCTCATGGAACTACGCAGAACCAGAGAAGTTCGTCGTCGATAAGGCTTCGTCAAAGAAGCCGTGGAACGGAAAGACTAAGCGGCACTAGCCTTCTCACGCAAAGCGCGGCGACGACCTTTCGCTGCGAGCGATTGGAAGCGAGATTTCCCAAGTGCCTTGCGTCCAATGTAGCTCGCTAAAGCCGCAGGATCTTTCACGCCCTTCTTCTCAAGCTCTCCAACGAGCTTTTCAAAACGTCCGCCGCCGCCGAGTCGCATCTTGTCCATAATAGTTAGATTGAGTTGTTACAGACTAAAACCGAGAGAATGAAAGCCAAGCTCCAGGCCAAACAGCTCCAATAGCGAGCCGTCGTCTTGTCCTTCGCACTCGCGCAGTTATGCCGCGCACGAAAGTTCTTACGACGCTCGGGATTCGATTTCTTGATCCGCATATTCGGATCGCCAAAGCGAACGATGACAACCTTGCCAGCAGCATTCTTGACGTAGACAGCACTCTTCTTACGCTCGCCAGGAGTGTAGAACGGCTTGTTCAGCGTCACCTTCTTGCCGTGGTAGACGTTGCCTTTCTTGGAGAGGGAGGTTTTCATTGTGGAACTTCTTCTCGGTTCAGCATCAACCTATCTCGTTCAATGTTCAGAATTCGAGGCCACAACCTTTCAATCTTGTCGATCTGAGCTTTGGTTGCCGCATCAAGAGGCTTAGAAACAATGTCGAGGTACTCAGGTGTTTTAAGGATCTTTCCAATGGCAGCATCAACAGCTTCCTTCATTCCCTTCTCCATTGTTTTGTAAACACCGTATCCACCAAGCCCAACACCTGCCCCAACAAGACCTTTGTAAGTTCCGTATCCAATACCGTATCCAACGCCAGTGGCGAGTGCTGGGGCAATGAATCGACTGAAAACGCTAGGTTTCCCAAGGTCAGACACTTGTTCCAACTGGCTTGCAACCGTGTTGATTCGGTTTACGCCATCTTCTCCAAGAAGTCTTTGGGCTGCTTCGTAATACTTTCCTTGAGCTTCCTTATTACCAACAAGAGACGAAATCTTCTTGGTGTCGATCTTAGAGCCATCAAATGACTCGGCGATAATCCTACCAATCAACATGTTTTGAGCGTCGCTGATAAGCTCTGGCTTGTTCTTGCCAACAACTTCCATGAACCTTTTAACCCGATAATCAGACGAAAGCCCAGTACCCTTTCCTGGTGCAAGGAAGTCGATTAGATTTGATGGCGTGAAGTTTTCGAGTTGGCCACCGGGTTGCATGGCCTTTTTAACGACATCGTAAAACTTATCTCGCGCTGCACTTGTGCTTTCGACTGCTTGCTCAAGTGCTTTGTACAGCGGAACGCCTTCTTCCGTTGTGAGTTCTCGGACAACTTCATCTAGCTTGAATGTATCCAGCGCATCGCCGCGAGCAGCACCAGCCTCGTTTACGCGAGCCTTAATTTTTCCAAGCGATTCGATGATTCGATTTTCACGCTCGATAACATTTTCAGCCCTCAACTTTGCCAGTTTTCCTGTGACGACATCGTTGCGCGCGTTTAGTTGATCAAGTTTTTGCTGCGCCCCAGCAATGCCAGAATCAACCTGATCCTGAAGTTCTTTGATGTTTGATTTGATTGCTTTCTTTTCAGCCTCAAGAGAAGCCCGTTGGCCAATCAAAGATTGATACTTCGACGCAACCTCGTTGATTTCAGAAAGGTCTGGGAATAGCTCATTCACCACCTCTTTTTGAATTCCGGTAGCGTAACCGCCCTTTCCTTTTGCAAGAGAATCAAGGAATTGATTTGGATTTTCACCTTTGACTTGAGTGTAAACAAAGGCCCGAAGATTAGGCTCAATCTCCGAATACCTGTTTCCAAGCATGTTCTTAAGAAGCCTCAGATTCTGCGCGCCGTTCGCGCCAGAAATCGTGGAAACAATCCCTGGCATTCCACCAGCCTCGCCAGCTTCTCTCAAAATCTTGTCTGCGAAGAATCCTTTGAATCTGGAGATTCCGGTGCTGTAGAATTTGTTTTCAGCCTCAAGCAGGTTTTTAAGATTAGGATCGTCAGCTTTGGACAATGCTTCGTCCAATTTGCTGTTAATGTCATCTAATCTTTCAAAAACAGAATAATCAGCTTTCTGAACCTGCTTGTTGAAATCAATTTCTTTTAGGATTTTGCTTCGCTCTTCCCTGAGTTGATTGGCTGTTTTAACAACCTCAACCTCTTTTCCATCAGGTCCTTTTTCTGTTAAAGTTATTTTAACATTATCAAGTTTCGGCTCAAGTTCGGCATAGCGTTTTTTGCTTTGCTCCTTAAAAGCCTCAAGCTCTTCACGGCCAATTTGTTGAATCTGCTGTCCAAGTTCCTCGCGAGAAATACCAGCAGCAGGTCCATAACCAGGAAGCGCACCAGCCTCTATGTCCTGAATGCGCTGGTTTATTTGAGAAATCTCTCCATCAATCCTATTTCGTTCAGCAGAGCCGCTCGGAAGCGATTCTCTCTGAGTTTTCAACGCGGTGATTTGATCGATCAGCGGTTGAGAATCAGTGCTGTATCTTCCTTCGTAAATACGAGCAAGATCAGTCAGCCTCTTATTTCGAGTTGCCAGCCTTGAATCAACTGCATTCTGAACCTTGTCCAGAAGTGACTGAGACTGGTCTACAAATCTGTCAACCGCATCAGCAGAAATCTTGTCTGCGTTCTGAACGTAATTTCCAAGCTGGGTCTTGATTGAACTAGAAATTTCATCGGCAGGAAGACCAGACGAAACACCTCGCGCAAGAGATTGCGAAACAATGTCTGAAATGTTTTTCCTGAACTCATCCGGCCTAAGTCCAGAGTTTGGAGAATACAAAAGCCTAGCAATTTCATCAGCCGATTGAACAGCCAATCCACCGGCACCTTGACGCTCAAACTCCCGTAAAACTTCTTGTTTTCTGTCTCGAATGAATTGCTGTGTAAATGGACGTTCAAATTCCGCCGCTGCTCGTCGCGCATATTGTTTAGCGCGTTCAAATTTCCCAACAGAATTTAACGGGCCGACCAACTCTTCAGGCTGAACTCCTCTCGCCCTGCCTAATGCTCCAACAGTTCTAAATCCAATGCTGGCAGATGGTGTTAAAATTCCAGCCAATCCAGTTGAAAGAAGAACATCTGAAAGATCCTTTCCTTCATCGAAAGCAGCCTCAAGCCCAGCTTGTGCGGCAGCGGTTCCGACGGCAGATCCTGTTTCGAGAGCAAATTGAGCCAGCTTGCTTGCACGTTGGCCGACTGGAACACCAGGAACAACACTTGCCATCATCTCGCCAAATTTGTACGGCTCAGGCGAAATTGTTTGGGATAGAGCTTGGCTTGCAAGGTTAACTCCACCTTCAAAAAGAAGCCCTGTTCCAAGCCCCATTCCAGCAGTAGCAGGTGCGGCTAAAAGTGGGGGAATCATTGCGGCACCAAGCGCAGCACCTCGCCTCATTCCGCGAGCCTCAGCAGCACCACCCCTCGTAAATTCGCCAGACGGCTGGAGTCTTCCGCCTTCAAAAGGAGCAAGCATTCCGGTCGGCTCGGCCATCTGTCCCATCGTGCCGACAAACCGCTCCATTTTGCCGACATTGCCAGCATCCTGAACCGCTCGATTCAACTGAGCAGTCGAACCGACAGCAACCGCAGCTTGAGCTTCAGGCAACGCAGCAACCTGACCCTGTTCCTCACGACGACGCATTTCCGCAATCGTGGCGGGAGGTTGAGCTTGTCCGCCACCAAGCTGGGCATCGTAAGCTACAAGAGCGTCAATATCCTTTTGAGTTGGTGGATTTGGGTTGTTCCACTGATATTCTCTTCCTGAAGGGGATGTAAATGTCGGCATAGATTATTTCATTCCCCATCCAGAAGGGACGGTGAGTTGATTTGTTTGAGATGAAGAAAATCCAGTTGGAATCGACAGCGACGTTCCGGTTTGCGGAACTGACTGAGCCGCCTGAGTCTGTTGCTGGCCAAATGGAGTGAATGGCAGTTTGTATTTCGTGACAAGCTCGTTGGCCAACTTTACCTGTTCTGGCGTTACTTTGTACTTCGTCTTGAACGAATCAACCGTGTTCCACAAATCCTCCGCAGCAAAATTTGCGAAGTTGTTAACATCGTTGACGAAGTTGTTGCTCTTGATATCGCCAATGGCTCGCTTTAGCCGAGTTCCTTCAGATTGAGTAACAGCCTTTCCTGATGTTGCAAACGCTTCGTCGTTGAACACCTTTTGAAACCTCTGAAGAAGTCCGTAGGCACTCTTCTCCTCGTCATTTTTTGCCTCTTTTGTTCTGCGAAGAAGCTCTTCGATGTTACCATCGATAATGCCAACGTACTTCTGAATTTTCCCTTTTCCGTACGTTTGCTCGAATTTGTTTAACTCATCGATCAGTTTTGAAGAGTTTCTAGCGGTAAGTTCGTCGCCCCTCATTTGCCTTCCATCTTCTTGTTGGGGATATTTCCAATCGTTTTGCATCACGCTGCCCTTGATTCTTGCAGCGGTGCGGACATCTGGAGTTCCAAACAATTCCTTCCAATCGTCAACGGCATTGGTTGCAATTTCCAATTTCGCACGATCAGAAGGATTGATTCGCTCTGCTCGACGAGCCTCAACGGCCTCTTGAGCGGATTTGATTGATTCCGGCAAATACCTCTGCTCAAGCGGAAGTTTCATCAATTCAGTCGCAACATCTTGTCCGACATTTTTGATTGTTTCTTCGGCTTTTTTGAACTGTTCTATTTTAGGCCCATAAACAGAATAAATTTTTCTTATTTTTTCTGGGTCTGGATTTCCATATTGATCTAGTCCATTGTTATTGTCCCAAAGTGCCTGATAGTCATTGGTTTGCTTGGCGTAATCGTTTGCACTTGAAAGCTGCCCAACCAGCGCACTCCTGCTCGCTGCCAAACCCTTCATCAATTTTGACCGTTCAGAAAAGTCGTCAAGCTGTTGACGATACTGATTCAAAATCGCTTTATTTTGAGGGGCTGAGACTGGCAGGAATGTTGGAAACGGCTTCGTTGGATCAGAGTAAAACTCATCAACAAGTTTTACGTTCGTATCCATGTTTTTGGTGTCATCAAGAAGCTGTCTTTGGTTCTTGAGTGCATCCGCCAACTGCATGTCACGCACCTGATTTTGAATGGCAAGACCCTGTTGCTGAAGAACTGATTCAGCTTGCTGGAGCTTGAACTGCTCCATCATGCGAGCTTGCGTCTGCGCGCGGTC